CTGCACTAGCAGCCGCAGCAGTAGCCTGCGTTGAAGCGGTGGAAGCTGAAGCGGAAGCCCCCGACGCGCTCGTAGCCGCATTCGTAGCCTGAGTTGTAGCCGCCGCCAACTGGCTAGACATGCCAGTGTCAGCATAGTTCTTAGTGGCAGCATCCTGAGCCGAAGTGGGATCAGCCAACCCAGTGATCTTAAACGACCCAGCAGCCAAAGCCGAACCGAGAGTACCTGAAGTTAAAGTAGAGCCACTAAACGTTCCACCACTGACCGTCCCAGTGACAGTCGCAGCGTTAATGACAGGTGCAGTTAAAGTCTTATTCGTTAAAGTTTGAGCATCAATACGCCCAACAACCGCCGAACCCGCACCAAGACCGTGAACATTCTCAGTAGCATCCTCGTGACTACGCGAATCTGAGAAATCCCTAGCAGACACACCGTGGCGCACCGAAGCGCCAGCAGTATGCGCCACCCCGGCACTACCATCAACAGCGCGAACAATCGTTAAAGTAGTACCAGACCTGGCACTAACCGTAACCAGTTCCTCATTAACAGTGTCCTCATCAACGATCATCGTGTACGGGTAAAGGGAAGGGAAACCTGTGGCAGCAGCAACAACCATGCTAGTTGCTGACGAGTTAATGTCAGCAGTCAACGTAGTACGTTTTGCTACTGAACTGTAGTAACGCGAAACGGTCATTCTTCTCCCTTAAAGGGTGTAGTGGCTTCTGATCGGGTAAGCGTTTCTAAGCCGGTTAGCTTCTTGCGCTAAACGCAACTGGTACATTTGCAACAGATACCTTCCAAGGGAAGCGCCCGAACCGACGGGGCGCATGTTTGCGGAAAAATCTGCCTCAGCGGAATAGCCGGCAAGGTGTGGTGCGTCAAAGAATGGGATCATTCGATACGCAGCACCCATCCGCACCAACTCAGCACATGAATCTGACAGTCCAGTGGTGGCAGCGAAATCATCGGTCCCATTGACCATTGCGGTGGGCTGCTTCGTGTAAACAACCTTCACGCTTCGACCTGGCATAATTGCGTCATAAACTGAAACAGTCGCACCGGTCGCAAAGGCTGAAGTTGCTGCGCTACCGTCAACTCGCCAACGGCGAACCGGCGTCCACTCTAACGATGGACCTATTGTTTGGGTTGAAACCTGCAGCACATCCTGCGCCCCGGCTGGAAGGGCATACGTGGACACTGACCCGTTGAACGTGAAAGTTGTGGAGCCTACCGCAAACACGTCAGGGAACACCGCGCTGACAGCCTCGTTGATTGCTGCCTTCACGAGTGAACGTGGAAACATTGGTGAAGTAACAACACGCACACCTGAAGCGTGCGCCGCAGCGGTCGTAGACCGATACCCGCGACCGTAAGGTGGAACCAGCAGGTTCAACGACACGCTGTCAACTGAGTCAACCCAGAGAAGTTCATCCTCAATTTCAATCAGACCACGCGAAACAGCAGTCGTGTCAGCGACAGTTAAAGTTGTTGCAGAACTTGTCAACGACTGGGTGAGGTAGGTTGCCTGATCTTGGACTGTCGTAAACCCTTGAAGATACATGAGGGTCGCGTCAGTGACGGTATTGAGAGTGGGCATATTAGCCTTCCGCGTTCACGAAACGAGCAGCGTTCTTACTAACAATCATGTTCGCTGGGGGATCACGGTCACAGTCATAAGGGCGACCTAAACCACGTGACGCATTCTCGGCGGCACGGACCTTCTCCAAGCTCGTACCGGACGGGCGAATGCCATTCAAGCGTGCAGTGCGGTAAGCGGAAAGGTCCTTCTTCGTACCCTCAAACGCTGCCTGCATGGGACTGTTGATGATCGGGTTCACGACCACGTTAGATGCGATAAGGCAATCGGCGTAAGTTAGGTGGTCTTTAGTTTTGCAACCTGTACGGCAGTTCATGTGGTGACCACGTATTCGCTAAAACCGGCAGCAACAACAGCGGCATACTCGGTGCTGGAAAGTTCATTAAGGTGACCGCCGGGGAAGTAGTGGTCAGATGCGGCAATCTGAGTTTGTGAAGGCCATTCAGTGACAGTTCCCGTGGTCCCAGATATTAGGAGTGCCTGTCCTGCGTCAACGTGATAGCGGCGCAACAGACGGTTGTTTGAAAACATCCGTGGAACACTCGGCATTGTCAACGTGTACGTCACTTATGCTCCTTAAAATGGGGGGATTGAGTTGGGGCCGCCACCCCTGAAGGTGACGGCCCCGAAGCATTGCTACTTACGCAGCGATACTTGAACCCGACTCGACACGGTACAAGGATGCTTCACGCATGCGTGCCCAGCCTTGCAGGGAGTACCAGCCGATAGGACGACTACGCATAAGCGAATCGACGACCGGACCGATAACGATTCCTGGCTCAACGGCAGTCGCCTCAGCGATAGCCTGCTTACCACAGATGATCGTGCGGTAAACGCGAGCAGACGAAGCGCCGTCAGTGGCGTTGTACGCACGTGGGGTTTCCACGAAGTACGCGCCACCAAGAACACCGACGACACCTTTAAGAACACCAGATGGATCAGTGAACTTGTTGATGTCTTCAAACGCTAGCGCGCCGGTCTCAGAGCGCAGATCATGCGCTGCTTCAGGATGGACATATGCTGCGTACAGCATTCCTTCCCGTGGCACTGCGTTTCCTGCACGCAGTTTAGCAACAGACTTGCGGATTGAAGCACCCGTTAGAGTGTCACCCGCCACGGTCGTTACGGTGCTGGCGTGTGCCGCGTTTGCGTAAATAACGTTCGTTCCAGCACGAGCCGTAGCGACCACAAGCTTGTCGATGCTGTCAGCCATGTTGTAAGCGACAATGTTTGCGATTGCTGGATCAACATCAGCAAAAGCAAAATTTGACAGTTTCTTAGACGAAATCACGACGTTGCCATATTCTGCAAGAGTCACGGTCACGGTAGAAACATCGGATACTGCGACAGCAGTTGGGTCAGTGTTCTCAGTCAATGCTGTAGTCGCGGACGACAAGTCATTGTACAAAGAAAACACCACTGACGAACCGGGCATCGCCTGTTGAACTGGACGCTTGTCCACGAGATCGCGGAACATTGGTACAGAACGGAGAGAAAATTCAACATAACGGTCATAGGCTGCCTTTACTAGGCCAGCAACCGCAGTTGTATCGGTATATGCCATTGGGGTGTTTCACCTCCTTCAAGGTGGTAAGGGGTTTGTTAGCGAAAACTAAACGGCGTTCGGGCCAGTAGAGTTACCGAAAAGGATCTTGTTCAAATCCTCCGGTGTCCTAGCACCAGCGATCAGACCCGCTATCTGGTCTGGATCATTCTGGAAAGGTTGACCGCTCTGCTGCGTTGCAGCAATACGGTTCAAACCGGACAAGTCAGGCGACCCGTTCGTTCTTTCAGTTTCGCTAGTGGAAGCCTGGACACCGAACACGTCACCGTATTCTTCAACCCAAGCACTCACTTCCTCGGTGGAAGTGAACTCCACTGGAATGAACGCAGAAATTTTCTCGTTCAAACCTTTAGCTGCGAGTACGTCTTTGACGGATCGTTCACGAACCGACTTCTGCACAGAACTCAACTGTTCCATCAGGTCTTTAATCTGTTTTTCTTTAGACCTGTTGGCTTTGCGAAGTTCACGTACAGCGGTCGAATCTCCACGCTGAGAATCCTCAGCATCAGTTTCATCGTCATAATCGTCATACTCAGACATAACACTCCCTACCTATTCCTTGAATGGTTGATTCGCCACCCGCGCACCAGTTTGGGGAAAGAGGTGCGGCTATGACTACCGGACTTATTCAGCGACAGGGCCGGTCGGTCTGTCGTGAGTGGAGATGTCGGGAGTCGAACCCGAGTTAGGTCACAGCGCAGGTAACTACACCGTGGCTTACGTGACCTCTATCCTGTCATCCCCGCCGAAGTGAAACTTCGGATCGAACTAGATTCCGCGCTGCCTTGAAAGAGAGCCTGTAGTTACGGAACCGCTACCACCGAAACGTGCCCGTTCACGCGACTGCAAGGCGTTAACCTTTTTAGTCGCATTAGGGTCCGTATCAAATGTGGACTGGGCGATCTCACTATCAGTGAGAGTCGAATTCTCTAATTCTGCTAAACGTACAGTCGCATCACGAATCTCACGAGTCTTAGCGAGATCAGAACTCAACTGGTTCACCGAAATGTCGTTGTTTCCAGCAAGACCCGCAACCTGCCCAGCGGTCGAAGCGTCCAGGTTTAAGCCAGCTCGGGTGGCGTAACCGCCAGCGATACTAGCGTTAGCCATCTGGTTGATGCTGTTCTTAGTTCTAGTCGGATCAAGAACATACTGCACCAACGTTGCCGCCGGCACGTTGTAATACTGCTGCAACGAATCCAGCACCTCTTGTGGAGTGTCAGCGACTACGCGCTGAGCGTCAAGAACTCGATCACGCACCTCGCTCACCGACAACGAATAGTTACCAACGATGTCAGCGATCTTGGCTTGCTCAGAGGCACTACCTGCATCACCCAGAAACGATTGTATTCCAGAATCTCGAAACACACTCCGGTACTGTGTCTCCAGATTCAAGTATTCGCTTTCGTTACGAACGTCAGTAACTCCACGAGCCGCTAAATCTAGTAAACCTTTGAAGCGGGTCTTGTAAGGGTCAGTTTCTTTCAACTTCTCCGCAATTACCCCGGTGTTGTTACCCCACTGTGCGACGAGTGAATCGACAGATGAGGCGAGGCTACCAAGACCATACTGGGATAGAATCCCACGCAGGAAAGTTGAAGCACCCTCACGACTTTGATTGTTCAAATTATCAAAGTAGAGGTTTTGGGCAGTGTTATCTTGGGCGGCATAATTGTTGTTAACCACAGTAGGTACAGCCGGAGGTGCTACAGGCTGCTGCGCTTGCACTGGCGCTTTCGCTAGCTCTGCATACTGGGCGGCGACTGCTTGGACTTTCGCCTGACCTGCGCCTTTAATGTTTGCGGCAGCCTGCGAGTAGGCCGCGGCAGCAGCAGCGTTACCTTTAGCCTGCTCAGAGGCGGCAAGGGCGAGATTATCCTTTACTCGCTGTGCTGGAGTTTTAGCAGCCAATCAAATCACCTAAACCCAAATGTTTGAAGAAGTTGTTGCGCCACATCGGTGTACGTTGCGTAAGCATTATTGGTCTTCTGCCACCCAGGTTGTGAACGAAAAATCTTCTCAGCCTCATACAAGGGGACCACCCTAGGCTTACCGTCAGAACCAACAGCCTGAGTTATTTGCCTCATCATCGGATCATTCAAGTTGATGTCGTCACGCTCCAGCACCCTGTTGCCGGCATCCGTGTAGGCGCTAAATAGGGCCGAAGGGTCATTGCCTTGCGCGATCTTGTCTGCCCACGCAGGGTAGGCACCCATTAAGTAAGTTTTACGAAGATCATCTTTCACATCTTCTAAACTCTGCTTGTTGAAAGTCATATTGGCTACGTACTTGCTGACCGCATCGGTAGATAGACCTAAACCATTCTGTTGCACCCAAGTAGTGAGCTGATTCTGATAGTCACCAGCGTTACCTTCAAGTTTGGAACCGAGCGTACTGGCCTTCAGGTATGGTTGTAGCCGCTTGTCAACTTGAGCCGTGTCGTTTATCCAGTTGTTTTTACGTGAATCGACTGCAAGTTCATCAAGTTCAGCATCAGTTAAAGGGACACCCTTCTCACTGGCATACTTCGCCAAAATGTCCCGGTTATTTGAGATACCCTTTTGCAGATCAAGCTTCAGCGCAGGGTCAGCCTGCTCCATCTGGAACTTCTGCTGGTCACTATCAAACTGTGACCACCAAGAATTACTGGCACGCTTCGCTGCCATCCACGTGTTAGGAGGAACCGCGCCCTTATGGGCGTTCATATACTTCTTTATGTCATTGAAGAAGCCGGCAAGCGCACCAGAAGGGTCTGAAGCAATCAGGTTCGCCGCGTATGCGTATTCCTTATAAACGTCCTGTTCAGTATAAACTTTAGGAGCCACTGATTACCGCCTGACCTTTACGAATTTCGCCAAGAAGCGAATCCATCACCTGGTGGTTCATTTGGAAAGACTCATACTCGGGATTGTCTGCAACCACTTGACGCATAACCTCCGCACGGTCAACACCCCCAGATCGGATAGCGTTATTGCCGTTAGGGTTAACGCGGTCAGGGTTAGCCATCTCCTGCTTGTTCAACGCACTGGTGTACTTAGAAAGTTCCTTATCAGTCAAGTCACGACCGATCATGTCCCGTGCTAAAGCGTTCAACGGTGCGGTAGCATTTGATTCGCTAGTTAAAGTGACACTCGATGTTGGCCCCTTGTAGGCACCGGAACCGCCTCCACTCGCGCCTGAACCGAATAGACTGTTGTCACCACCGCTGAGTAGAGCGAATACGTCCACTTGAGAACGGGAAGCATCCTTTAAGGCCACACCCCAAGCAGTCTCGGCTGCGCCGCGTGTTCCGATCTTTGAATTTGTGTACACACGCAACGATTGCACAAGATCAGAAAACGCTTTCACGTCTGCCGGTTTGGCGCCGGGGATTGAAGCCAGACCGGAAAGTTTATTAAAGTATTCTTTAGCGTCCGTAACATTCGTCATGTTCGGAACCGCCGGCCCACCACGCCCTGCTGAGTAGTACGCCTCCGACTCATTGCCCATTTGCACTGGCGTTGTGTCCTGATTGTACAAGTAATTGCCGGCAGAAACCGTATCCTCTGGAACGCCAGCCTTAGTGGCTGTCGCTACGCCACCACCCGAACAGGCATCACCTGGGTTTATTGACGAGATGTATCTAGTTCCGCAATAAGCACCCATTATGGCTTCACATCCGTTTCAGTTTCGTATGCCATACCCATCGTGTAGTCAGGGTCACGGCCAAGAACAGCTTCAATGAACCGCTTAGCATTAGGGTTGTCGGCTGCTTGCATATCAAGCTGGAGAGTTAACTCATCGGCGATGTCTTTCTTCGCTGATGAACGCTGCGCGGAAGAACCTTGAAGTCCCGCCATCTGGGACTTAAAGTCTGTATATGTACCGATAGCCTCAGAGATAGCCATCTCGTCAACACTCAACTTGCCATTCGTCTTACGCAAGAAGTTGAGCATATCTTTCATGTTGTTTAACTCGTCATTGATTTCGATTGAACCAAGCCCACGCAGACCTTCCATGCGCCGAGCGAACCAAGGGTTAGCTTCCTTATTCAATTTGAGTTGAAACGTCTTTTCCTCAGCCAACGCCTTAACGGCGTCAGCGTCTGGGGCTTCAGCGATCATCTTGTCAAAGTCTTGAGTGATCATATTTGCGTTGTGTTGACCTGAAAGGGAGAACAGTTCGTTAAGCTTCTCGTCCTCAGTCTTTAATACTTGAAGACCCCACACGTTCTTTACTAAATTCCATGAGGACCAGTCAAACTCCCCGGTCCTCGGACCCAAGAACAGGTATACCGACGGGTATTTTTCTGCAAGAACTTTAGTGGAATCTAAACGAGTCCAATCAAGAAGTTCACGGGAAGCTTTAACAGCCGCTAGGGTCGCAATGTTGCCAGGAGCATTCTTGTGATCTGAGATCGTGAAAGGCAAGAAAGAATCAAAATGTGCAAACTGTCCGCTTTGCATAGACTCAAACTGCAACCCGTAGAAAGCACTCGTCGCCAATTCCATTTGGTTCGGACTGCCCTCAAACTTTTGTAGAGCGGTATGCCATGTATCACTCATGTCATCAATGCCGTGGCTCTTGGCGAACTCTGAAGCGTTACCGCTTCCTAACTGCGGTGAAGCGGCTAGCGCCCAGCTCCCACCAACTTTAAGAATGAACGCTGCTACAGACATGGTTTGTACCGCTGCATATTGATCGGTGGTCTTAAACCGCGCCAAGTCCAACTGTTGGGTGAGGAGAATCTCACCGTTAGAGTCGCGCATTGGTTCGCCATAAACGGTTGGCGTGTCAAGCATTCCTTCGGCAGACATCATTGAGAGCGCGTCAAAAATTGAAGCACCCACCTGTGCATTCACCCACTGCGGGTCAGCGGTCTTCAACGCTTTAGTTACGCCGGCAGGGAGGAAAGCAGTCAGCATGTCATTTAGAGTGTTGCCAGATGGTTGATTGTACGGCCCTAGCAAAGCTGAGCGTAAACCCGCGAACTGCGGGAATGCATCAAACAGCGCCACCATCGGGACGGCCACTGGCCCCATAAGTGTAGGTGCCAGTTGGTTGGGGTCAGTGGACGGTGAAAGTCCCAGTACACGCCCATTGAGGGAGAACGGATCTAAGTCAACGTATTGGCGAGGGCTGGTGTTAGTGAAAAAGCCGATGACCGCTGAAAGCTGCTCACGCGCAAACTCATTACCAGGATAAGCGAAGTATTCATCACCGTTATCGTTCGTGTACGTGAACCCGTTGTCACCTAACAGTTGATAAAGGAGCGCACCCTTCCAAATAGCCGCAGGATCATTCTTGGCTACACGTCCTATGCGCCGGTAGAAGTCTTCAGTTGCACGATAGTAACGTGCAACGTTACGAATCTTCCAAGCCATGTTGGAACGGTTGCTTGGGTTGTCCACGTAGGAAAGGGTCAAAGAGTAGGCGTCGTCCATCGCCTGACGGGCATAGACCGAGTTAGCGACTTCAACCTCAGCAGCGTTCGGGACAGTAGACCCACGCTTGCGTGCCATCGCTTCGGCAAGTTTCGTCCTAGATCCGGCAGTCTTGGCGAACTGGTCACTGAGATTAGCGTAAAAGATTGGGCCTTTAGAGATTCGAGCGTTCTGCCTGCCCATCCAAGAATACGCTCTATCTTCTGAAAGTAGGCGAGTATCACTCATCGGCATTGGAATGTACGGTTCGTGAATTACTTCCCGGCCAAAAATGTATTCAGGGCGGTCTTTCACAGAAATTGCTGACAAAGATGCACGAGTTGCGCGAGTGCTAACAACTCCTTCTTTAATCATTAACTTGATTTCGTCTGGCTCAAAACCCAACCCTTTAAGTGCTTCCGGTGACATGGCATCGGTCCACCATAAAGCCCTTGGACCATCAGGTGTTTCCTGCATAAACACTTCACGCAATTTAAGATTCAGTTCGCCGTCTGCTTTAGTGAAATGCTGAAAAACATTCTCAAAATAGTCGTCAGCGAACTTATCCACATCGGCGTCAGAACGTAGACGCGAAAAGGATTCCTTATATTTGTAAACAGTGTCGGTGCGTATCGCATTAGCGATAGCGGCTTTCGCTGCCACAGGATCTTGGAGCATTCTTACGGCAATCTCACCGATCGTGCCGTCGCCATCTAAAGTGACTTGCAGTTCCCGCCACCACGCATTCAAACCGTCAAGGTAAGGCTGACCGCGCTTCGCCGATTTAGGTTCAATGTTCGCGTAGTCACCAAAACGCCATTCGCGTATTTGCCCAAATTCAATACCAGGCACCGCTTCATCAACACCGTTAACTATGGACATGTGGAGCGGGAAACCACCGTCAGTTAGATGCCGTGACGCATCAGATAGGTCGTCCAGCAGCTCGATCCCGTGTGTGGAGTCGGCTAGGTGGTGGAAGACGATCTTGTCGTCTTCACTCACCATGTTGATCTTGAAGCCAAACAGTTTCTGGGACGCTAAAGATTGCACGGCGAGCCTAGCGAAAGCTTCCGTATCTCCAGTGGAGAGGGCAACACCTGCCTCTTTGAGTGCTTTCTCGTCTATCCCGTGGAAGATAAGTTCGGCAATCCATTCTGGAAAGCCCCTGTTTGTCATCCAACGATTCGCCCACTCGGCCTTATTGGCGATCATGCCAAGGTTGGTGCGTAGGAGAACCTTCGCCGTCCCGTCAGGTTGGACCTTCACGATGATTCGTGGGCGTGCCTTTCGTGCGGCTTGATCCATTTTCCGTCCGCGGTACAAGTCGCGGACGCCACCACCGAGCAGCCAGTACATGCCTACTTCTTCAACAGCATTTCGTACTGAGAAGCGTAGGCCGAACAAAGTTCCAAGGGACCAGTAGTCAACCGCTTTCGTGGCGGTCTTTGACCCGGCAACCCAAGCTGGATTGCGGAGCAACTCGAAGTCCCTCAAGTTTGGTAGTGCAACGCGCCTTGCAGTTTGGGATAGATGGATTGCATGTTCAACGCCGTTAGCGTCAGCAGATAGGGAACGCAGGGGCATTGCCGCGACCTCTGCGGCACGCTCTCCAATAAGGTTATCCACCTCAAGTGCTATCTCATCTTTAGTGCCACCTCTGGACCTTAGCTCAGCTTTTAAGTCACGTATTTCAATCTTTAATGCGGCAGCGGCTGCTGCCGACTCGCTGGGAGTGATACTGGCAGGTACGTTGACTCCGTAGCGTTCTCCTTTCATGCTACCGGTAACAAGAGTAGTTGCTTCTTCAGTGAGCTGCTTGGCTTGCGCTTTGGTTATCGTCGCACCGCGTGAAGCGGCAGCGGCACGAACCAGCCCTGACAGTAGTAGCCGGCGTGCGCCCTCATCACCCATCCTGAAAGAGTCAGCGATGTATTCGGCGGTGCGCTTCGGGAAGAACGTTCTCGCGTAGCGGTAAACTTCTTTAGCGTCATCAGCAGTAGCTACGCTAACTGAACCCATAGTGGGTAGGGAAGAAAATGCCCTACCAACTGCGTCACCGTAGTTTAAGGGATTAAATTTGAAGGTTCGTGCTGCTGTACCAAACTCTATCGCATTGTCACTTAACGCTTCAGCGAAAACTTTAGGCATACCGTTGCTGGCAAGGTAAGAATCTACGAGGCGGATAGCCTCCTTCTGCGGCATTAAACTGAAAGCGATCCTGCCAACGGCACCCTTACGGATGGCAGCGGCCATACTCATCCGAGGAACCAATGCGGTGCGCCGAGCGTTCTTTGACGCAATTTGACCTACGAAAGATCTCTCCACATAAAGTTCCTGCATCGCTGCGCGCATGGCCTCTTTAGTGGCACCGGCGACAACAAGTTTCTCCGCGACAGTGCCACTCGATGTGACGAAAGCGTCATTCGCCTCATCAATATGTGTGGCGATACTTTGCACAGTGAACTTACCGTCCACCCCACGCATGGGGGAGGTGTACAGCTCTTGAATGGTCTGCTCGGGCATCTGACTGTACCAACGTGTCATACGTTGACGCAGTGACGCGCCTTGACCGGTCAGTTTGGTAGCTAAGGTTGAGTTACCTGCGGCTGCCGCTTCCGCTGCACGCACCTTGAAGTCGTCCAACTTGTTCAGGTCTTTAGCGAGAGAATTAAAATAGCGGTAAGGGGCGGTAGTAACAGCAAGTCTACCCAAGCGCAATTTCCCGATAACTGACATTGCTGGACCTGAACCTGGTGCGAGCCTTTCCAAACCCCACAAGACGGCACGCGAAACCTTGACAGCCTTGCTACCTGCAAGGGTCGGGTCAAATGCTAGTCCAGTGACCATCCCGGTGACGTTTGCTAAATTCTGCCTAGAATCTGAACCACGGTAAGGGTTGTATTGCGCTGTCTCATCAGCGGCACCTAAAAGAACCTGACCTGTGTTACCTAAAGACGCAGAATCTAGTTGACGTATCAGTTCCTGTGTGTTTCCGGTAGCGTTAGAGTAGATGATGTCTTGAAAGATCGGTACTGCTTCCTCATTGCCGACAAAATCTTCCTGTAAAGAGTTATTTATGGGGTCAGGATCTCCTGCTTGAATACGGCGCGTGATAGCAGCGACAACCTCAAACTGTAGAGGGGTGTATTCACCTGAGTCGAGAATTTCTTGCAGGTATTCCTCATTAAACATGCCAGGTTGCACCGCTGCACGGGCATCGCCGCTAAAAAATGAGGCTACAGTCCTAGGGTCAAAAGGCTGATAGAAGCCTTCGCTCTTTGTCGTCTGCTGGGAACTGTAGTTCGCTGCGCGAATACCTTCCATAACATAATTGTTTGCTGCCACGAGAGGCGCAATAACGTACCCAGCGGCCTCGGCGATAGCGCCGATGGCTGTAGATACAACAGTAGGATCCTGTATCGCTTCTTCAAGCTTCTTCGCAACAATATCCGGCACAAAAGAGGCGGTGAGCGGATCATTTTTTTCGAGTGTCTTGTAAATGTTGTTAATGCCGATAAGGTCACCACCGGCAGTGGCGTTAGCCGCTGCGATAATCGCGTCTGCGGCAGAGTTAGCAACCCCAAAGTTTACGATATTGCGGATATCAGAAGTTGTGAGATTAACATTTGCGAGCTTAGCGTCCGCAAGAATTGATTTCACTATCGGAAGATTGTCAACAACCCCAAGACCCCGACGCTCATTTTCGTGGGCAGTCAAATCGTCAGACATCTTCTGGAACGTAGCGATAGCCAAAGCCGACCGGTTCGCTCCGGCATACATTGGTGCCATTGAAGGTGCAACGGGTGCCGTAGTCGAAATACGGTTAATCTTACTGTTGTAAGCGCGGTAGGTTTCTTCGTAATCAACCTGCAACGCCTGCTCACGTTTACCTGCGGCAGCTTTCGTGAAATCTTGCTCAGGACGCAGACTTACAACATTCTCGCCAAAGCCGAAATTTTCTACACTGCCAGCCAGGTCTTCTTGAGGCTTCACAGGCCGCGACCTGCCATTTGCTGCGCTAGAGCCAGCAACATTGGCGAACCGTTCATGTCATATATACGGTTTAACGTATCTGAAAGTTTCGATACCGCAGGTGCGGATCTCATCATTGGCGGAGCGCCCTCGCCGGGACCAAAATCTGCACCGGCGGTGACAGGTTCATCAGGGCGTGCAGTTTTAGAGAATAGGGGAGTCGCGGCGACACTTTGGGCAGTGGAACTTGGGTTCTGTGATCTCATATTGGACACTGAAGGTGTCGCCGCTAGCGGAGCTGAGGATTGGATATCCATGAAGTCCGCGTTCTCTCCATATCCCATGCCCGTCATCTGGGCATTGGTCTGTTGCGGTCCACCATCAGTGCGTCTTGACAACTGACCTGGACCAGAAACTGGTGCTGGCTTGCCGGGAGTTCGAGGTCCACCATGACCGTTAGCCATCTACCTCACCATCCTCATCATCGCCAACAAGGGCAAACTCAACTTCTTCCTCATATTCTTCTTGCCCGGTATCGAGCATTCCGATCTCAGCGAGTTCTTCAAGGGCGTCATGCCACAAAACTTTCGCACGAGCAACCATGTCAGAGGCCACATCAGGTGACCATGAGACACCCTCGGCAGCTATACCAACTTCAATATCGCCAAACACGATACGAACAACAATGTCTCTGGAGCGTGTAGGTTGCATGTTGCCCCGCTCCTATGCTGGTATTCGACGCGAAACGTTCGCTGAAAGGTTTGCTTGCCCGTTAGCACCAAGGCCAGCGAGAAGCATCTGCAAATCTGGGCGGCCACCAGGTGCCATACCTGCTTGACCTGGTGCAACCCCGCGCATAGAACCATCACCGCTCAGGCCGCTGCCGGCCCCACCGTCACCGGGGGGAGCCAAACCGGGGGTGCCGGAAGGTGTGAGGGCATCCACACCCGGTGACTCAACCCCCGGCGACGGGGGAGTTTCTTTCGGAGCGAAAGCTTCAGCAACGACCTTCTCAATTGACTTACCGCTTTGCCTACCGATGATGATGGCGCTCAGACGGGCAAGAACCTCACCGGGGTCTTGGCCGCTTTGAGCAAGGACGGGTATCGCTTGGGCATAACCGGAGACAGCCTGCTTGAGCGCATCACGCATTTCTTCAATGTCAACGCGCTGCTCCTCCTCGGAGGCGTTCAACGCGAAAGGCATCTGCCGGCGTAGGAAGTCGCGGGAGATAAGTTTGTCTCCACGAGCCTGCAAACCGAACACGAGCGCACGGTTAGGGTCAAGGCCAGCCATCAAACCGTATTGCACATCGACCGTGTAGTCGCCTTTAATGTCCTTATCTGGGCGGTACTTGATCTCGTACGGTGTGCCGTCAGCGTTACCTCGAAGAACTTTCAAATCTTGCGGGAACAGTGCCTCATCAACCATGAAACACAAACGCACCAAATCCGACAGGGATTTGGCGAACATCGCTTGGCCGGTACGAACCTGCGTGTCAAAGCCACTCATCAGGGCTTGTACGCCACGGCCAGTAACCACTGAACCGTCAACCGAGCCGTTACGGGCCTCAGGGTAGCGGGAACCTTGACGAAGTTCCTGATCCAAGATCCCTTGCTGCTGGAAAGCAGCCATCGGAACTTCAATCGGAACCCGGCGAACCTTATCGCCGTTAGCGGTACGAATAACCGCATCCGGCCCAAGAGCTAACTCTTGCGCGTCAGGTGGCAAAACGATAGGTGCCTGAACGGCCTTTTGGGCTGCCTCTAAAGACAGCAGAGCAAACCTGGCCTTAGCCACCTGAACGGCAAGCACATCATCAAACTGACCGTGGGACTCATCGTCAACACCGGGGCGCTGCGTCCAAACAATTAGACACTCGCCGACAGGGTTCTTAACCGATTCGAGAACGAGGTTGTTTCTACCGTAAGGCAAAAACAGCATGTCCACGTAACGGTCGTGGTAGCGGACCACTTCAATCATTTCGCTACCGCTAGTTGGGGAACCTAAAGCAGCATCAGCTTGCGGATACATTGCACAAAGTTCGTCGCGGGTCTTATAGAAGCAGAAGAAACCAGCCGAAACTTTACCCCAACGGTCAAAGACCGGGTATGCGCCAATAGAGTCAAGGAACCTGATCCTCGGCATCCGCTCATCCGTGTCAATCTCAACCATCGCCGGCACGAAACCGTAAGTGAAATAGCGGTCAGTGGCGGTAAACATTTGTGTTTGCATGGAAGAAAAATCCACATACCCGTTAACGATCTTGGTGCGCTTCTCAGCGGTAGACCGCGCCGAATCGGTAACCATTGAACTTGAAGCACAGTTAAACGCCGGCAACGGTGCAAGCACTTCAGAAAGGTCACGGGCAGCAACATCGACCATGTTCGCAACAATGCCCCGATCAAAGGGGCCTTCAGGGAACAGTGAAGGGAAAACGTCCCGCATACGCCCCTGGCGTACAGCAAGAACGTTCTGCATACGGGTATCACGTTCACCGTGGCGAGACTTCAAACGGTCATACATGCCGCGAATCTCACGCAACTTAACCGCTGACCCGCCATCATCATTGTCCGGTGCATCACCGAACATTGGGTAAGCCAAGGTTTCCTCCTACGCGCCGATAGCGTGCCACGCTCTTTGCGCTTCCATATCAACCAAGTTGATGACATGCTGATTTGACCGATCCCACGGAGTGAGAAACGGATTCTTAACGTGCGAACGGTTATATGAACCCATCGCCTGCACCCGGTCACGGGCAGCAAGTTCAGCGAACCACAAAGCCATCACACAGTCAGTTTTAGTGTTCTTCGGTGCATCAGGTGACCAAGTAACAAGCTGCTCCACTAAAGCCTTAGCGGCCTCATTACCGTGAGTGGAGGGAAGTTCAATCAAATGGTTCTTATCACGCCACCCACTAAACAATGAAGTCATCGAGGCGACACCAAAACTAACATCATGCTTATTAGAGCCAGTAAAATGGGGCCGAATCACCGTGCCACGAGCTGAACAGTATTCGTTAATTTCCCGGTCATGGACCAAAAACCCTTGAAACCCGTTCTTCTCAATACGCCACTCAACAATGTTGTAACGATCCGTCCAACCTTTAATCAAATCGCGGATCGCCTCAGGAGTCATCCCCGGCTGATTAGACACATCCAACACGTACCGTTTCTGCGACTTCGGATCAAACCCCATAACCACCGCAGCCGTATGACCGGCAGTAGCCGGGTCAAGGCCAGCCAAAATGATTAACCCATCCATAGCCTCAGGGCGGCAACCAACCATGCCACGAGGAATAACCCCCGTCATCCGGTTACCGTTAATAGCCGCACGCAACGCATCCAACTCAAACACGCCATTATCGGCAACCTGCTTCTGCTGATACAACATCGCCCAAGCACGCGGAGAAACCCGCGCCCGCTTAGCCTTTAACCTGACCCCATCCCACTTCGGGAACAAGCCATCAACGTCAGGATCTAAAGCCGCACCCTTCGCCCCAGGCTCAGGCTGATTCGAGCGAGGCCACAACGTCACCCAATCCTTCGGATCATCCTTAAAATCAAGAACCGCCGGCATAGACAAATACGTCCACGGAGAAACCTCATCAGGATAACGGGCACCATCCCGCAACTCCGAATACAAATCCTTACTTGACAAACGAGTACCCACCACAAGCATCGCACCCGACGCCGAAATACGAGAAATCACCTCAGACTGAATCCAGTTAATCTGCTTCTCATACTCGTGAGCATTACTATTATCAACAACGTCATCCAAAATAACAAGATCAGCACGCGCACCATAAACCGTCCCACGGATACCCGTCGTTTGAACAGTAGGATCCTTCTCACCAGAATCACGCGAATTATCGGACACATAAATCATCGTCTGATTCCACGCCTCAGAATCCTTATCAAAACCACCAACCGGCGCATACCTAGAAATAAGCTCCTGATAGCGAGGATGAGTCAAACGAGTCTTAATCGCATAAAGCATCTTCTTCGCCATCTCGGCAGTCTTAGAAACCAAAATGACCCTGATATTCGGATCCATCGCAATCCGGTAAGCCACATAGTTGATAGTGATAGTTGTAGTCTTACCATGCTCAGGAGGCATATTAACAATAATCAGATCAGGCTCACCAGGTTCATAAACCATCGACGGATGAACCCAAGAAGGCGACTCACCCTCAATCAAATCCACCACATTACGCATATGGTCAAAAACGTGCGCCGACAAAAACCGGTCAGAAAACTCCGAAAACCCCATCCGCTCACCACGCTGCGAAGAAGCCGTAGAACGCATCGCCCTAATCCGCGATACCGCATCCACAAACTCAGAATCAGAACGCCGCCAAGCCTCATAAGTCGTCCTCGAACGCCCCGCAGCCTCACACGACTGCGAAACATTCAAACCAGACAACAACCCGGCAAGAACCCGCTCCTTAGCCTCACCCTTCGTATCATTAACTTTACGACCAGCAACAGCCACAACACATCACTTTCTGCCCCGGCACTTAAAAAAGGGGAAACCATGAGCCAAGGCGACGAAGGAGCCTTGGCGAAGGAAGGGGTAACATCCCTCAAATGCACGTACCCCACTTAGGTACAAAAAACGTACACTTACGCTCACCGACTTTAAGGTCGGTGAGCTACTAACTAGGTTGCGGCTACTTGCAGAGCAACCACTTACTGTGGTTATTTTAAGTTCTACTTAGTATTTCCTTGTCAATTCTGACACGTCGGACAAAAAGTTTATAACAATATGGTAACAATACTGTAACCCTGTTAGAAAGGCCGGAAAACCGGCCCTTTCGAGCAACAAAATACTACGCAAATCCGTAACGGGATACGTAATATATAGACCGGCCGCCGCTTAAGCATCCCCCCGGTCAAGCTCGCGCGCTAGCTCGCGGTGGGCGCGCGCGCGCCTGGGCGCGGTGTGACGGACTGCTCCCATAGTCCGCCCCCTCCCACCCGTGTCCGCGCGCGGTGGGCGCGCACGTGTATGCGCGCGGTGGAGGCCGGCGATCATGCATGCATCGGGGGAGACTAGGGCGGGTGCGTGCGTGTGTGTGCGTCGTGCGTCGTGCGTCGTGAGGTGGGGAGGTCGTGAGGTTGTGCCAGCAGCAGCAGCAGCAGGGCGCGGCGCGCCGGAGTTGAGGGGGGATTAAAGATTGTTTGTGTTTAGTCTTGACAACTTGACAGTGAAGTGTTTGAATGGCGTCAGCACCCAAGGTGGGTAGCAGATATGGGAGACATCATGTGTACTTATTGCGGTGGTTGGGATGAGTCGGGGCCGTTGGGGTTGTGTGCTGAGTGCGTGCGGTTGCACTCGCGGTGGGGGTGCGAGTCGCGCCCTGATTCGTGTGATGCGTGCGCGATTTTGGAGCGCGCTGGCATTGTGATTGATCACGAGGATCGTGTGTTGAGTTTGTCGCCTAGTGAGTTGACGGCGTTGGATGTTGCGTTGGGTGATTTGTTGGAGGATATGCACTCACATAACGCGGTGCCTTCTGCGGATTTGATCACAGTTGCCGAGCGTGTGCGGATCCTCGCGGGGGGTGCGGCATGAATGGCATCTCGGAGTGTTGCGGTGCGGCTGTGACTTTCATGGAGAACGATTTGGGGTGGCCGGAGTTGTCGTGTAAGAAATGTTATTGCGCGGTATCTCTTGACACGTTAATTGGTGGGGAGGGTGAGTCGTGAACGCGCCGTGCACGTCGTGCGGGGTGCGTGTGCACCCGTTGGAAGTGTTCCCCGGTGGCGTGTGTCTAGCGTGTTGGGCAGTTAGTGTTGACGGTCGTCGTATGCCTACGGCGTCCGAACTTGTTTCTATGTGGGGAGGTTAGGACATGAGCGCGAACATATGTGGTCCGGAGATCGTGAACCTTATTCTTAGTGCGGCTAATGATCGTCATGTGGAGTCGGCATTGCGTGAGGCATATAAGGGTGATCCTGATATGACCGATACCGACGCCGCGCGCAGTACATTGGGGCGTTACCTTATTTGCATGAATGTGCGGTCGGTCCAATATAGGTACAATGGTGAAAGCTTGGACACGTTGCCCGGTTACATGTTCGAATTCCAGGAAGGTACGCACTTCCACCCGCTACCGGTTTACGAGTTTACGCGTGAGCGTTTAACCACTAGGGACCACGGTTTTAGTCTTTCAATGGCGACGGCGTGTAGGGTGTTGGGTGCTATTGCTGATTATGAATATCAATCGTGCGAGTTGCCCGAGTATTTCGAATCTCCCGCGTGTGGATTTATGGTTGATGTCATGCGTACGTGTGCAACTAGCGCGGCGCGCGCGTGGGAGAGTTCTAATCTGTCTACGGTGTCGGCATGATTTGCGCGGGGTGTGGTGCGCCGGCGGGGGAGCCGTGCCGGGTGGCGTGTCTAAGTTGGGTTACTAATTCGAGCGGTCAACCTAGTGAGAGTGAGGGTGAGTGATGTGGTGGGAGCTTGCTACATATTTGGCGCGTGCGGTCGGCGTTGTGGTGATCCTAGGGGTGTTGCCGGCCATTTTTTTAATGGCGCATAGTGACTCTACACAATAGGGTGAGCATCGTGCACGCGCTTAGGTGCGTGCGCTTTGCTGGCCATATTGGCCAGATAGTGCCTATATATAAGGGGTGGTTTTAATGAGTGTTGATCTGGTGGGTGTGAGTGTGGTTTGTGATGCGGGTGTATTGCGTAGCGCGTTGACGGTAGTGAAGGCGGGGGTCGCGCGTAAGCCTACTAATGCGGTGCTAGCGGGTGTGGTGCTGGGTTCGGGCAGGGTTCGCGGGTTCGATTATGAGGTGGATGCTGAACACTTGGTGCCCGAGCTCGCAGGTATGCCGGATATCTTGGTGGACTATTTGGCGCTCGTGAATGTGCTGAAGGGTGTGAAGGGTGCCGTGAGTTTCGCGGTTGCCGGTGATTATTTGATGGTGACGACACCTACGGGTGTTTCGCCGTTGAATGTGTTGCCGGTGGAAGACTTCCCAGCGCCACCACTACTCGATCTTGGTGCCGGTGTGAGTTTGCCGGTGTCTAGGTTCGTGCCGGTGCTCACTGCTATTGGCAAGGATAAGACGTTGCCGGTGCTCACTGCCGTTAGTTTGCAAAGTTTGCACGGTGTGATTGAAATTGCGGCTACCGACCGTTATCGGCTGGGTGTGGTGAGTGCCGGTGATGGTGAAATTCCAACGGTGCTAATTCCAGGTAGTTTCGTGAAGCACATGGTGAAAGTTCATAAGGGTGAATGTGTACACATTGCACCCGATAAGTCAGGTTCAATGATGGAATTCCGGGTAGGTGTCGCGCGTTACATGGTGCGGCTACTTGACGGTACTTTTCCTAAGTATGAAAGCCTTATTCCCACCCAATTTCAGTGGGATATTTCAATAAATCGTGCGGCGATGATATCGGCAGTGGATTCGGCTAGCGCGTATTGCACCCGTAATACGCCGGTGCGGTTGGATCTTGCGGGGGGTGAGCTGGTGGTGAGTGTTAAGAATGGTGACGGTGTACCACCGGCACGGTGGGTGGTTGGGCAGGGTGTGGCACCGTTAGGTGTGGAAGAAACTCACGCATTTAATCCCGATTATTTGCTCGATTGCTTGCGCGCGCTGGACGGTGTGGAAGTTAAGTGGTCGATGAATATGCCTACTAAGCCTTCAGTGTTCACCGGTGACGATACGGGTGTGACTTTGCTAGTCATGCCGGTGCGCCTCTCCGGTATCTAATTGTGTGACGATTCACCCCCCGCTAGGGGGGTGTTTCGTGGCATCATTAGGTGTCAGATAACGATAGGGGAGTGTGATGATCACGTATTACGCAGGGTCTGCCATGCTGGATGCGCCGTATGAATTTTATGGTGAAGGTATTAACGCGCTTCTTGTGAGTGAGCAGAGCGGTAAGGATGAACATCTGATTAGTGATTACGTGGTCGGGTGGCGTGGCTGGCTGATCGGTGTCACCGATCAGAGTCCGAATGCTGTTCGGGAGGGCAGGGATGTTGAGCGTTGGGGAACCCGCTCAGAACCAAGTCACCTGGTGGGGAGCGACCAAGTGCGCGAGCGTGGGTTGCTGGGGACCTTTAACGATCTCTGCTTTTACGCTTATGGCTACGTCGAAGTCACTGAAGTTAGGGACGATCTAATTTTGGTAAGAGATGTGGGGATGTGAAGTAATGGATGAGCATGAGCTAGCGGTTTGGTGTGATGAGCAACGAATGTCTTACGCTCGGGGGGAGTTGTCCCTGGATCAAGTGGATCTATTGGAGTCTTTACCTGGTTGGGCGTGGACGACATCTAACGATTTTGAGCGAGGTCGGGTGCAAGGGTTCGCTGAAGGGCGTGAGTCTGCGGTGAAAGCGGTGAGGTCGGTGCCATATACCGAGATCGACGGTTGCGGGTTCGTACTGGTTAAGGAAGTTGTCGCGACAATTAACTGCGTTACTCCTAGCGATTCACTGAATAATTAGGCGTATGGTGCCAGCTTTCGAGCTGGCATTGTGCTGTTCGGCGTGTCTTAATGGTAACAGTACAGTAATTGTGGCAGGATAGTGCATTCGACGGTACTTTAGTGAACCATTAGAGATAGGTGAGAGAAATGGTAACCGAGAATGCTGAATGGGCGTGGGTTCGTGAGCGGCTAGCTCGAAGATTTTACCTGGCATATTGCAAGAATAAGAATGTCGCACCGTGGCGTGAAGGAACAATGCCTAAGTGGGCACCAGAGTATGCGTCGATAGCGATGATGGTGCTCGGGTATGACGATGATGGTGTCGTCAAATTGCGGTTACCGGATGAGATTGTGGTACCGACGTGATTAAAGAAATCGTCACGTGTGACATGTGTGAATATATTGAACACATGCGTGGTGGCATGGTGCCGGCGTCGTGGGTCACCCATGATGGCCGGCATTACTGCTGTTTGACGTGTGCTGGTGCATATAGGCCGGTGGCTGCATGAAATATCCCAAGTTTGATGGTAGCCAATCGTGTGCTGAGACTTCTTTTGAGTTTTTTTATGGCGAAAATTCGGATACTGCATCGTCGGTGGTGGCGAAAAAGATTTGCCGGATGTGTGCGTTTATTGTGCCGTGCGCTGAGTATGCGATTGAGCATGAACAGTTTGGTGTGTGGGGTGGTTTAGGCCCATCTGAACGGCGCGCGCTTAGGCGTCGAAATAGAATTCGATTGTCCAAACGTACCGATGAATTGTACGGTGCCGCGCGTGCGTCCTAGGGTCACTGAGCTGCGTGAAATGTCAACGATCCTTGACCCTGATGGTGTCGGGGATCCTGACGAAAACAAACTACTCGCCCACGAGTTGTTGGTGAAGGCGTGGCAACTGTTTGATTTGCGTGACCGTTTCGTGCTGGTACTTGACCAACCTGGTGTTGGTGTCGTGGTTCATGGTCCCTTCGGGACCGTGAATGAGCTGAAGAAAGCTGCTTCAACAACCATAGTTGCCGCTGGCCCCGCAAAGGCTAAGGCTGCCGTTTTTCGGCTGCTAGGTGACACTACGGAAGGGCTGTTGCTATGTTAGATGCTCTAGTTTTGACGGTGGCGGTGATGGCTGGTCCGAATCCTCCACCGGCTACTGAAAGTTCAACATATTCGGGGGAGTACTTCGATTGGCGTAGTGAAGGTACTCGCCGCTGTATTGCTCAACGCGAGTCGAATGGGCGGCGTGAAGCAGTCAATTCGACTGGCAAATTTCAGGGTCCGTATCAGATGAGTGCCGATTTGGTGGTTGGTGCGACGTGGATGATGTTGCCAGAGTTGAAAAGGTTTTTTGGTCCCGCGTTGGGGCGAAAGGTCGCGTCAGATTTGCGTGTGATCCCTATGCAGAAGTGGGATCCGTGGTTGCAGGATTTAGGGTTTTGGCGGGTGTGGAATTTTGGTGCCGGCGCTAAGCATTGGACTGGGCATGGTGAGCGTTGGGCTTGCGCCCCACAGATGAGTGTGTGGGCGCAGTGATGGGGCCCGAGGGCGCTAAGGAGTTTGCGCGCGTGATCTCTGCTGCCCTTCGTGAAGCCCGAAATACGCAGGCTAAGCGCAATGTGGAGGTTTCTGCTTTACCTTTCGGCGCGCTGCTGGAGCCTGCCGGTGGTGACTTTAGGGGTACACCCACGTTGGTGTGTCCGTGCGGGTGTGACATGTTTTTGATGGCCGCAACATTCGACCCGTCCACTCGACTACCAGGTTTCTACCTCCTTGACGGGCGGTGTGCCTCGTGCGGCTCGTGGGTGACTTTACCGACCGATCATCCTGACGAAATAGTTGTAGAGCATCTGTTGTGGGGTGGTGAAGCTAATGATGTGTAGCACATGTAGGTCGGCAGGTTTGTTGAATGAGAAAGGTTTGTGGCTGGTAGGTGAGGACCGTTTAGAGGCTGCTGAGCACGTTTTCAGTGAGTCTGAAGGGTTACATGATGACTGTTCAAGTAGTGGCTGTACGTGTCAGCATTTTACTAGGCTGAATTTTGTTCGGTGAAGGAATGTTTCTGGTGTGGATCGCAGACACCTGATGATCGTGATGCGTGCATGTGGTGTGCGTCGTTGGTTTGTGGATGTTCACCTGGTTTCCCGTGCCCTGATGATGATTTCGATAAGGACCATGATGAAAAGGATCAGTGTTGATTAGGTGCCTGAAAGTACACGTAAACGTTATGTTTTTGGAGGCATGATGAGTTACGAGCAGCCGTGGGGTGATGAGGTGGGTGAAGGTTGGCAGACGGCAGTGATGCAGTGTCACCAGCAACTGAAGCATCTTGATTCGGACTACAGAATCTCTCAGATTAAAGAAAAGTTTGGGGGACTTAGGTACTATTTTGTTAGCAGTTATGACGCTGGATACATAGTTCACGACATCATGGATGCGGTTGTGCATGTAGCCGAGTATCGCTGCTCTATCACCTGCGAAGTTTGCGGTGCTGACGGGAAAATTCGCTACAACTTTGGTCATGCGAAAACTTTGTGCAATATACATGCACTGGAGCAGCGATGAAAGTCTTTGGCGGCAGGTGGAAGTGGAGCAAGAAACGTCAAGTGTTGATTTGGCGATGGAAACTGCGGAAGGTGAAGAAGCCATGATGCTGTTTGTCAGATATTTGATACAAAGTTCTGACACGGGTAGGTAGATCCAAAAGTCCCGAACGTTACATTTCCAACAACGTTAGACGTTAGGAAGGGTAGTCACCATGAGCGGTCACA